GAATGCGTCACCGTGATTAGCGGACCTGGGAAGTGCAAAGTGCGCCGGCACAGCCCTGAAGATGACTGCATCCCTGCGTGGGAAGAGTGCTGGGGCAAGTTTCAAGCCCTGCAGCCTGTGGCCGACTTTTAACGATTGCGGACTAGAACAGGCTCACGCGCCTTACGCTCCTCACTCCTGATCCGCTGCAGGAGACTTGTCCGCCCGTTAAGGATGGAACGCAAAAGATAGCGACGACTGCAAGGGCTATTGGACTGGACAAAAATTCTGAAACAAGGCGGCGTGCCTGAGCCTCCTGGCTATCGCGAGACGGTCGCCAAGGTGACGAGCCGGCCTAAGCGTATGAAGAAAAAGGGCAAGAGCAAGAACAAGCGTTGACATGGCATACCAGGCACGGCATACTCCCGCACATGAGCCCTTTATCTCGTTCGCTCATGAGCCCATACAAACCACTCACCCGCAGTTCTAGGTTCTATGACCCGGAGCACCGCAGCCCCAAAGCCAACGCCGTCGTTGTTGCAGTTTTCTGCGTCTTGCTTGGCGGTGCTTTTTGGATCAGCCTTACTGACACTCTCGACAAGCAACAGCGCCAACATTGTGAGCAGGGCTGGCAAGCCGCCTGCGAAAGCCTGAAGTAAATGGGCCGTGGGATCTATTGGAGCTACGCGCCTCATGTAAACATCGCCGCAGCAAAGGCGAGAGCTAAGGCTGCGCTGAAAGAAAAAGATCCAAAGCTCACAGCCTTGGAGCGTGCTTTTTACGAGGCGCTCAAAAAACAATCTTGACCTGGGCGGCTTTTGCGTAAGTCCCACCTTTCACCCCAACAAACATGAAATCAACCGCAATCACTCTCGACGAAGAACGCGCAGCAAAGCTGAAACAGCTCTCAGACTCATCATCTGGCCACAGCTCAACAATTCATGTTGCAGGGCTACCCTTTCAAGTCGAACAGCGCAAAATTTCACAGTCGGCCATAGCCTCCGCTCTTCTTAATGCAGCCATCGACAACGCCCACGCCCAACTCAGCCAGTAGCGTCACTTTTGCTGTTCTTGGCACGCCTGTTCCGCAAGGTTCAATGCGTGCCTATAACAGCAGGGTTGTTGCTAACAATGCCGAGGCTCTTGCTAGCTGGCGCAGTGATGTTGCAGCTGCGGCTCACCGTCACAAGCCTGAAGGATGGGACATTAACGCCGCAGTATCACTGCGTTGTGAGTTCGTTTTTCCTCGCTCATTGTCGCATTACGGCACAGGCAAAAACGCCGGTAAGCTAAAAGATTCTGCGCCAGTCCACTACACGAAAACACCCGATTTGGATAAAACCGTGCGTGGTGTTGCCGACGCGATCGGAGATGCCGTGGCCCGTGTTTTACTCCACAACGATTCGCAAATCGTTTCCATCTACGCAACCAAGAGGTATCAAACAGATGACTTCCTCGGTGCCATCATCACCGTCACAGCCCTTGAGTAATTTGGCAGCCGCGCTGATCAAATTCCACGAGGCAGTGCCCACCATTCATGACAACGCTGAGAGCTACCATGGCGGGTTTGCCAACCTTCCTGGGGTGCTCTCAAACATTGGCCCAGCTCTAAGAGCTAATGGTCTTGTAGTGTCACAACTGCCAGAAGACATCAACGGCCAACCTGGACTACGCACAACCCTGCTTCATACCAGTGGCGAGCAACTTACTGCTGTCACTCCAATCAAGATTCAGGAAGGTGTTGACAGAAAAGGCAAGCCTTTAAATGTCACCCAGGAGTGGGGCAAAGCAGTGACTTATTCCCGACGTTACGGGCTTTTGTCTGTCCTAGGCCTCTGCGTTGGCATCGTCGATAACGATGCAGATTCAGATGCAGTTGCAGCGCCTGCAGCAAAGCCTGAGCCAGAAAAAACAGTCAAGGTTGAGGGTGTTCCAGCAGAGGATCAGCCCTTGCTTTCCAAAGACCGCAACCTTCTGCTTCAGTGGATTGCTGACATGCCTGCAGCCAATCGTGATGCCTTTTGCGCGGCTTTCCGCGCAGAGTTCAAGCTAGGGCCTGACGATAAAATCAACAAGGCAATCACGAGCAAAAAACACGAGACTTGGATTCAAGCCGTGATGAATGAATATGCCTGAAGGTGACAAGTTCCAACGCTATCAATCAAGAGCGGACGAGAAGCGCCGTTCAGGGCACTTTCAAGTGCGCCTCGACAAGCAAATGGCTGAACAACTGCGCCATTACGCAGAGCAACGCCATCACGGCGTAATTAGCTCTGCGCTGCAAACCATCATCTCCAAATTCTTCAACGGAAAGTAATGTCTGATTTCAGCATCAACGTTGCCCTCAACACCATCAAAGAGGAAAACAAGAAAAGCGAAAAAGCACCTGACGTAACAGGTTCGCTGGAAGTGCCAGCTGAGGAGGTAAACGCATTTATTGCTCATCTGCAAACTGCTGAGCGTGTCATGAACTGGAAAGACGAGGAAGTGGTCAAACTCCGGTTTGCTAGCTGGAAACGTCAGAACAAAAAAGGAGACACCTATCTGTCTGGCAAGATCACTCCGCCGTATGTCCCCCAAGACAAGCCAGCAACTGACAACTCTGGGTTTGACTTTTAAGCTTGTGCAGAACGAGAAACTAGGGGCGCACCCGCGCTCCTTTTTTATGTCCAAGCCAACCCTGAAACAGGTGGAGAAGGATGGGCAGCTGCTGTGGGAAGTCAGCCACGGTGGAATGACTCGGTTTTTCAAATATGACTGGCAGGCCAACTTCCATTACGAGACCGCAGTCAGGCTCCACAGGTCAAGGATTAGGGGCAAACACAGCTAGTCCCAGCACGCCAACTTGGCGTCAAGCTCGCCAATGCGGGTCACTGCCTGGCTAAGCAGCTTGCCTTGATGCCAGCTCTGTCTAACCAGACCGGCGCAGAGCTGTTTTAACTCCTCTTCGTCTTCGCAGCTGTAGACCTCTCTAATGCTGCGTTCAACCTCCAGCTCCTCTTCAAGGCTTTGGTTGACGACCATCCAGTCAGCCCAGCCCATCGCCTTGAAGATTCTTATCAAGTCATGCCACAGAAGGCATGACTGTCAAGTGATTGTTGTAATGGCCTGTCTCGCGATAGCTGCGCATAGGCGGCGTCATCTTGAAAAAGATGATCTGACCAATCTTTAGACCCGGATATAGCGGAAGCGGATGATGCAGCCGCTCGTTCTTCAACTCCAAAGTCAGACGGCCTGAATATCCGTTGTCGATCCAGCCTGCAAGGCAATGGTTGTACCCCTCCCTGGCTCGGCTCGACTTGAGGGCAAACTGCGCGCTTATGTCATCAGGGATGTTGAACAGCTCGACTGTTTCAGCCAAGCAAAATTCACCAGGCTCCAGCAAAAACGGGTCGTCCTTTGTTCTGCCTGAAATGTCGATCCGCAGCAACTCAGGGTCGCAAATGTTCTCAACCATGAGATGCAAGCCCAACCGCACATCCAAGCTCGCTGGATTTAGAAGTTCTGAGTCAAAAGGGGTGATCATTCCGCCTTTACCGCAACGGGCCTTGATCTCCCAATCGCACAGAACTGACATCCCTGAAACGCAAAAAGCAATCCTACTTAGCTTGACCCAGGATTTTCTTTTCGGTGTGATAGGCGCCTTTTTGGTGCATCTCAGTCACATCCCGCACCCATGGCACCAGCCAGTCGTTGACCCGTGAGCATTGGTCCCAGTTCACAGGCTTCGCGCACTGCACAACAACAGTCGTCCAGAACGCACTGACGAACGCCCAGACCCAATAAAACTCACTAATCATCGACCAAGATCACCCAACCTGTTTTCGGCCCTGAAGCTTGCCAACGCTGATGAAAAGCAGCCTGCCTTACAGGGACGTTGCGCCCTAAGTGCGGGTTTGAATGTCCGCCCCTCTCCATGTCGGGCAAACCGCGAGGATCTTGCATTAACCAGAGGGGGTCATTGCTGTTCTTTTGCATAAACCCATTTATGACGCTCCAGTGCCCGCAGCCCATGCCGTTGCACATTGGTGGCTCGCCTAGAAGCATGTTGCCGTGATGCAGCCAGCCCACAAGAACAGGACGACCGTTCTCGATCTCTAGTTCAACCAAATCAGCGTCACCGTCTTTGCGGAACTCAGCAGTGAGGCCAAGACTGCGCAATGCTGCTAACTGCGCATCAATCGACGTAGTGTCCCCAAACTTGGCCCGAATCCTGTTGTACTCATCATCTGTCTGAACTTTCTTGTAAAACGCTGCCACCATCGCGGCCGCCGATGAGAAGCACTCGCGAACTCCTGTTCCCGTCTTGTTATCGAGCTGTTTGAAGTAAGGCATATAAATCTCTTGGTCATAGCCGCTAGCCCTCCACGCCTGAAACCACTCTGCGTCCTCCTCCAGTAGTTCCGGCGGCATGGACTCCTCAAGCTGTTTAACAGCAGCCAGCCTGTGAGGGACATCTTTTGAGAAGAACTGGAAAAATGGCAACAGGCTGAGGGGCACTGCCAAAACGATCAGGGTTGTTCTGATGGTGCCTGGCGGCAGGTGTCTTGACCAGCGTTGTATGCGCCGATGAATATCAAACTTGAGGCGCAAACCAAAAGCATGACCGCGCCTCCTGCAACGAACCAGCCTGTTGCGGAAAACGCGGATAGCTTCACTTTTCAACACGAGTGCTGGGGAACAGGTTGCGACTCACATAGTCGCAAACTTGATCGTCAACAGTGTTATCCGTAGTTTTTGCGTAAGCACGCAAGAGATCAAGAATCAGCCTCTTGACCGAATCTGACTTAAGAAATGCCATCAGGATTGGCTTGATGATCAGGATCATTGCCTTGCCTTGAACAACATCAATACGTTAGTGCCGATCACTGTGACCTTCCAACCGCGCAACCGACCGCTCTAATTCGCTAAGCCTGCCGAACACCTCCACATCTTTACTTCTGATGTCCTGATGCAGGATGTCTAACCGGCTTGACAGGTTATCAACAGCGGTAGTCAGACGAATTAAGGAATCCTGCCCGTGACGGGTCTGGCGGTTGATACCTGAGACCCCAAGCCCTGCGACGGTGATTGACGCGCCACAAACGGCGGCCCAGACTTCAACCATCACTCCGCCGCAACGCTCCCTCAATCATGGCAGAACCCAAGGAAAAGCAAGCGCATGAACAGGATGACGGTAACTCGCGACTTGGCGATGTTGTCAAAATCGTTTTGCTTGGCTGGGCCATGGCAATCCTCACGGCAAACTATTTAGGAGTGTTCAAGCAATCACTTGACCCCACTTATCCGGCGTCAATTTTGAGCGGAACGGCCGCGTCGTTTGGTTTAGCTGTCGGCAGCAATAGAAAGAAAAAAGAAGAGCCTACAATTAAGGAAGAACCCACCACCGCAAAGCCCAAATGAAACGCCTTGCTTTTGTATTGGGTGTGACGCTTTTGGGACTGCCTGCTCAGGCTGACATCACCCATAGAATCCAATCAAGCGTTCAGCTCTCAGTAGATGGCGCAGGATCAGTCGCAAATCGCGTCCCGAGTTCGCTGGCAGTATCTGGCTCTAACGTCACTTTGGACACTGCTCCTGCTTTGGGGGCACATACTTCCGGCACTGCTTTGGGTTACACTCCTGGCGCTTTCAGTGTTACTACTGCTGGCGACAGCTTTTCATATTCAGAGTCATATATTGAAGGCGATGATGTCCCAAGCGTCCTCTCAACAACAGTCACCTCCGGAGTAGTCACTGCTCTGCCAGCTTTCGGTTCAACCACCACAACTTCAGGCGGTGTTGCCGGAACTTTGGAAGGCTCAATCGCCACTGACGGTGCGATCTCTATTACTGCTGGGGGTTCAGGCACAAGCGCAATCGGGCAAGTCATCCAAGAGCTAACCATCAAGTGATGTGGACAGGCATCTGGATTACTTGGGGCGTTCTTTCCGTCATCGCTCTTGCTGCCCCAGAAGCTAAATCTTTGCCGGTAGTTCCCAACTTCCAACAGGGCTCGCTCTCTAGCACCACAAAGACAACGCAGAAAATAACTGAGGTGATCAACTCGTATCAGTACCGGACTGGCTACGAGCTAACCGTCAGCGGAACAAACGTTGCCCCCGTTGGCGGTGCTGTCGCCACAGACAAGCTGATCACCACAACTAACAACCTCAACGGCGTAACCAGCCAGTGGAAAGGACTTGATCCAGCCAAAAAGCCTGACTGGAAGATTGTCGACCAAGGCGCATCGTTTCAGTTCATCGAAACTTACAGCGGCCCAGGGCTCACAAATCACACGGTCATCAACAGGACGACTGACATTGAATCCTTGACGGAGACTCTCAGCACCTTCACCCAATGAAGCGAGTCATTGCAACGCTTTTGCTGCTTTCAGCCCCGGCACAAGCGCAGGTTTCGAGCACTGCAGCGCCTGTTGCAAACAGTTCAGGATCTGTGACTAATCAGGCGGTCCAAGTTGTTCCGGGAAAGGCTTTCGTATATCAATACAACGGCTTTAGCTGTCAAGGAACAAGTCTCACAATCAGCCCTTTCCTGAGCACAACTGTTGGCTGGGCGCATCCCTATGAGTCCTACTACAGCGAGCCCATCTATGACACTCTGGATTTGGTTGGCGCGTTTGATGAGGAAGGCAATGCCATCCCCGATGGCGTCCCCGACAATCCGGGCAATGTCCTTTTTTATCGTCCGGTTCGGACGGGACAAAAGACAAACTATTCGATTAACAGCGGAATCACTGCCACAATTTCGATACCGCTGGATCGCGCTCATATCAGAAGTTGCCATAAAGCCGCAGAGAAACAGGTACTTTTGTTGGAACAGCAGCTCGCGGACAAAAGGCTCAATCACGAGATCGCCAGGCTCAAAAATTGCTCGGATTTGCTCCTCAAGGGAATCAGCTTTCACCCCAAAAGCCCTTACGCGGGCATATGTGCTGATGTTGTCCTAAGCAACCCGCCAGGCACCTTGCCGCCCCACACACATTCAATCCCTACTTCCGCAAAGACCGCTGAAACTTCTGCCGCTCAAAAACAGACTCAACCTTAGTCTTCTTCCCTAGCTTTTCCTTGATCTTTTTGATCGTCTTTTTGACGATGGGTTTGACGGCTTTGAGCAGGATGTCCCCTAAAGGTCTCGCGAGAATGGCCGCCGTAGTCGCCACCGCAGCAACAGTCGCAGTCGTAGTGACAAGGCCCGGAGCAGGAAGATAATTGCCGATGATCG